TCAGTATTGCGTGCAATCTCTCTGCGAATTGCCATTTTGACAGGTTTGGTAACCTTTTTAGCGTAAGACTTACGCTTGTAAGTACGCTTAGGAGCCTTACGGCGCATAGAATTTTTGCGAGAATAAGCCATTGTTTAATTAATTGTGAATTAGTTTAAAAAAATAGGAGCAAGTGTGGGTGGTTTTGGGATGCTGGGAATGTTCACTATTTTAACCCTCCGCTTAATAGCATCGACGGTCTTTTCATCATCCCAGATATCCTCTGGTAGGTATTGGGAGGTAACGATCACTTTACGAGGACGGATCTTCTCCATACCACCTTTAAATTGGGCCTGGAATGGGTAACGGTCTAACCAGCGCTTCAAATCACCGCCCTGTTTAACTTGAAACTTATCGAAGTCATCAATAATGACGACATCTTCTCCATTATACCCGTCCCACCAAATACTTGTGGGTTCTTTAATATAGGCCTCCGGAAATCTATCCGTGGCCGATCTCGTTTTCCCTGTACCAGTCTCACCGTAGATCCATTCATGTGTCATGTCTCCATCGATAATGGACAGGTCACGTTTTCTCTTTTTGTTAATATGTTCCAAGCTCTTCAACCTCGGACCATAAACTTCAGGATACTCAGACTTAAGAGTATCCCAATCACCACCTTCAGAAAGTTGGATGATACGAGCCCAGCGATCTTTCTCAGAATCGCCCTTAGCCTTCTGGTCCATAGGAATCTCTCCCTTCTCAATGAAATCGTTATCTTTTGTGCAATAAGTACGATTCTGGGCGGGTGTTCCACGAGCGATCTCCCAATGGGCAGTCTTGTTGATCTTCTTAAGGGCAGAAAGAGTTTTCTGATTCTTGAAAACAATGAAGCCCTGAAGATGAGGAGTGCCTTCAGCACCTTTCTCTTTACCGACGACAATATATTTGCAATCAGCATCGAGAATACTGTCACACACATCGTCGGTATAATTGTTGATAGTAAAGCAAAAATTTCTAGAACGTTCACTCATTCTATTAATTGTGATTTGAGATGAGATTCTCAAACCAGTTTGGTTGACTTAAACCTTCTAGAAGGTTTTAGTGTACCGAACACTTCGTGTCCGGTTTTCGTTTCGGGAGACCAGAGGTCTCATCTCACTAGGTCTAGGGTAATACTGCAGCCTAGACCTCATGAGCAATTTTAAAATAAGGAAAATTTATTTTAAGCACTTTTATTATTTAAGCGTCTTCAAACACATAATCTTGCATGTACTGCAAGCGCACCATCTCCGAGGCGCTGGTTAGAACAGTGCCAGAAGCATGGACAAAATGCCAGCTCATCCACAGACCACGGGAAGTTGGAAGAGCATTGTTGTCGTTGAAACGAACATCCTTAGGATAGTACTTGGTAAGATCAATGCTAAAACTCTGACTCAGTTTAAAGTCGTTGTTAGCATAGGACTGAGCACCAGTATAGGTTGGAATGTCAGGCTGCTCAAAGAAAGCATTGCCAAGCTTGAAGATACGAGTAGTCAGAACTCGATAACGGTCACTGTTAACAGGAGCCCACATATCAGTAAGATTGTTAGAAAACGACTTACTAGATCCGCCCAACTGGAAAAAATCTCCAGCCGCCTTAGGATCAGGTTCTACAGTTGGGTCGGTCTTATCATAGTAAATCCATACTTTGACAAGTAGCGGCTGGGGAGTTGGGTTAGTAGTCCCATTATATGGGAGGGGAGCCAAAGAACCCTTAAGGATAAGCTTCTTGGTCTTAATACGATTACCAATACGCGCAGACTGAGCTGTCCCTTGATTGATAATAGGTGAAAAAGCGGCTGAAGGGCCTAAAGGAAAAGTGTTAGTAAGCGGGTATGCTACGCTGGGTTCCCCGTTCAACACTTCAGCACCAGCATAATACTGAGAGGTCTTATTCTCAGTATTGCGTGCAATCTCTCTGCGAATTGCCATTTTGACAGGTTTGGTAACCTTTTTAGCGTAAGACTTACGCTTGTAAGTACGCTTAGGAGCCTTACGGCGCATAGAATTTTTGCGAG